CAGTTGGGGGGTCATCGATGTTGATCGTTATAATATACAGCATAAGGACGTTATATCGGTTATACGGAAAAGGAAATACCCACTCGTCCCATTCAGATCAAAATCCAACGGACTCCATTTAATATTATTTATTGACGGTGTAGTACCTGCTGCATCGATGCGTAAAAAATTAATTGAGCTTGCATCAGATCTTGGTGTTAATGATACTACTACAGATATTTATCCTGCACAGGATGAAGTTGATTTAACTCCTGAAGATTGGAATCAAAAAAGAAAAGGTAATTTTGTAAACCTACCTTATCAGAAAGCACACATGACAACGAGAGTTGCTATGGATGATAATGCTAATTCTGTAAAGATAGAAGATTTATTTAAGTTTGTATCAAACTATAGATTGACACCCGCTGAATTTAAAAAACTTAAGATATTCCAAGATGATGAAACAAAAGACTACCCACCTTGTGTAGTTAACTTCATGAAAAACAAAGTTCAAAAAGGTGAAGGTCGTAATGATGCTATGTTTAATGTAGCAGTATTAGGTAAAAAAATTAATCCAGACCCTGTCATGTACCAGGATTGGACTCGTAAGATGATGAACAAGGTTTGTTCAGAAGAGTTACACCCAAAAGAATTAGAAAATATATTTAAGGGTGTTGAAAACAAAGAGTATGCTTATAAATGTAAAACATCAATTGCTAGAATGCATTGTTCATCAAGCACTTGCTTAAGACGTAAGCATGGTATTGGTGCAAACGAAGTATTGCCTGAGGTTGGTAAGCTTTTAAAAGTAAATTCATATCCAGAACCTTATTGGATTTTACCCATACATGGTAAATCAATCAGACTTTCAACTAAACAATTATACCAACAGCAGTTGTTGGGAGAACAATTATTAAATTACGATATTGTTTGGAGACCACTTAAACCTACTAAAAGAGATCCAGATCCATACAGAGATTGGTTAGATGAGTTACTATCTAACAAACAAGACATGGAAGGCTTTGATGCAGGTGAGGAAAGAGAAGATGTATTTAATTCTAGAATGACTAGGTTCTTAGAAGATGTAGAAGATACCACAGAATTTGATCAAATAGATTCTGGTAACATCTGGAAAGACGAAGTAGAGATGAGATTTAAGCTAGAAACCTTCAAATCATTCATGAAAAAAATAGGTTATAATTGGAATGAAAAAGAATGTACAAGTTTTCTTGAGCAAGGAAAAGCTTTGCCTAAGAAGAAGTTTCAAAACATAAGTAGTAGGCATTGGGTTGTAGCACTGCCTCAACAAACAGAGCATAAAAATAAAGATGTCAAATTTAATAAAGCAAAAGCTGCGTGGGAAGACAATTAAAATATTTGGTCCACCAGGAACAGGGAAAACAGAAAACTTACTTAAGAGGGTTAAGAGATACCTTGAGAAAGGTTATTCTCCAGACGAAATTTGTTATGTATCGTTTACTAACAAAGCTGTTAACGAGTGTGTTGCAAGGGTTAGACAAAAGTTCAAAGGCTATGACGAAGATGCTTTCTCATATTTTAGAACATTACATTCTTTGGCCAGACAACAGTTTGCTGAAATTCCCGTACTAGATCCTAAAGCTGACATGCTGATGTTTCATACACAATATGGCACTGTCAAGGTAGGCTATAAAGATACTTGGGACGATCAAAAGGTATATAATAATTGGTCGCTTCAAATATATGACAGGGCAAGAAACATGAAAGTTGATCCTGTATGGCTATATAAACAACAAACTAGAAAGACAGTTAGACTACAACAATTTAAATCTATCATTGCAGGTTATCAAGAATTCAAAACAATGGAATTAGAAAGCGGACAACGGACACCGGACAGACTAGACTTTACTGATATGGTAGAAAAATTTATTAATGATGGACTCATAATACCTTTTAAAGTTTTAATGGTAGATGAAGCTCAGGATCTGACACCGTTGCAGTGGGACATGGTAGTTAAGATAGCAGGTGCAGTAGAGAGAGTTTATATTGCAGGTGATGATGACCAGGCAATTTACGAATGGAATGGTGCTGATGTTAATTTATTTCAAACGTTTCCTGGTAAGTCTTTGGTATTAAAAAAGAGTGTAAGATTAAATAAAAACATACATTTCTTTTCAAAGTGTTTATTAAATTCTATGGGTGAAAACCGTATACAGAAAGAGTTTTATTCTAATGGTAAGGAGGGGCAGGTATATCGTTGGAATGGATTAAAGAAAGTACCTTGGGATATGGATGGTAGTTGGATGGTGTTAGCTAGAATTAATGATGTAAAAAAAGAACTCCAACAGGAGGCAAGGAATCTTGGCCTATACTATCAAGATCAAAAAAATAATAAGTCTTTTGACCCTAATCAATTCGCAGCTATTAATTATTGGGAGAAGATTTGTGATGGTGGTAGTATTACTAGAGAGGAAGCTACAACGATGTATGAGTTTCTGTTAAACATTGATCACGGCTACCGGTCAACGGACAGTAAAAAGTGGAGTTTTGCACACCCAAATCAAGTGTTTACATTTGACGAATTACATTTAAGGTGTGGTATGCGTGATGAAAAAGGTCCATGGAATCAAGTATTTAAGAGAAAATTTAAAGACAAAGACAAACAGTATTTTCAAAAACTTATGAATGAAGGTGTAGATTTAAGTCAGCCACCAAAAATTATTATTGATACGATACACCAGGTAAAAGGTGGTGAAGCAGATAATGTTGTCCTGGCGAGTAAATGTAACTTCCCATCACACTTTGATAAAAAAAATTTAGCAGATAAAGTAAAAGAACTTAGAGTTTGGTATACAGGTGCCACCAGATCTAAAAGCACTCTCCATCTGTTGGGCACTTACCATCAATATAACTTTCCATTAGGAAAGTATTACAAACAATATGAGGCTAACTATGTCAGATAAAAGTATGTTCGATGAAGCATTTCCAAAAGATAGACAAATTGGAGGATCTCACTATCAACACTTTTTAATTCAACCTTGGACATTTATTAGAAAAAATGGTTTAAACCCATTTCAAGCAAACGTTATAAAATATGTTTGTAGATATTTATTTAAGGGAAAACAAATAGAAGATTTAGAAAAAATAAAACACTATTGTGATTTAGAAATAGAACATTTGAAAGATGCCAAAAAAGAAAAATAAATTAATTATGTGTGAACATTGTGATGAAGTAGTTGCAGTAATAGTTCATAAACATACATATTATTGCGCTGACTGTGCACTATTTGAGATGCGTATTCCATTTAAAAAAATTGTATCAATTGACGATACTGCGATGAGTAGAAAGAAACAATGACCCATCAATTAAATTTTATATATAACGATAGTGATTGGATAGCTCCAGCAGAATATCCAGATCTATCTCAAGCCACAGAGATTGCAATCGACCTGGAGACTAAAGATCCAAACATTAAAACTAAAGGACCAGGATGGGCAACCTTTGATGGACACATTGTAGGTTTTGCAGTTGCTGCACTTGGACAACAATGGTACTTTCCTATCGCTCATGATGCTGGTGGCAATATGGATCTGTCGATAACCTGCGCATGGATGCAAGATGTTTTAAAAACAGATGCTACTAAAATATTTCACAATGCAAGTTATGATGTTGGTTGGTTGCTTGTAAATGGATTTGAGATTAGAGGTAAGATAGTTGATACTATGATTGCTGCTGCACTGATCAATGAAAACAGATTTAGTTTTAGTTTGAATGCGTGTGCTAAAGATTATTTAGGTGAAATTAAGAATGAGACGTTTTTGAATGAAAAAGCCAAAGAATGGGGAATTGACCCAAAAGCTGACATGTGGAGGCTGCCTGCGGGCTACGTAGGCTTCTATGCTGAGCAAGATGCAGGCCTAACCTTACGTTTATGGCAAGTGCTAAAAACAGAGCTATCTAAGCAGTCCCTGCACGATGTTTGGGAAATGGAGATGGAATTATTGCCTATTTTGATAGATACGAGAAGAAGAGGAATAAGAGTTGACGAGGAGAAGGCTTCTCTGTTAAAAAAATCTCCCCTT